CCAAGACCAATTTTTATAGGATAACCAAATGGCACTATTCGGTGGACAACGAGATATGGCTCTATTCAATAAAGTGAATAAAGAACTTATCAACGACATTATTGATACTGAAATCTACTATTATCAATTAGCCTTGACTGATACAAAGTCAAATCTATATGGTGAGGGTAAGGATAAGGTATTCAACCAACCGATTAAAATACCATCTCTTATTGAGAGGGGACAATCCACACAAATATCTGATGATTTTGGACAATCATACTCTCGTGAAGTACAATTCAGATTTCTTCGTGATACTTTGGTTGAAAAAGCACTTATACCTGAAGTCGGTGACATCATTCAATGGAATGGTGAATACCATTTAATAGATGCTCAATACTCATACCAATATGTTGCTGGTAAAAACCCACAAACATGGGATGGTGGTGATTCACAAGGTCTTAACGTATCTATTATATGTGATACACACGTCACACGTCAAACTTCTATCAAATTGGTAGATACTTATAAGGGTAACTCACGACAAAATGATAATGAAGTTCCATTAGGATTGTAAAATGGCTCAAAAGTATAGAAACGAAGACAAATCTAAACCAAACCTTACTCAAACTAAATCTTCTACGAGTGAAGATGTAAAATTGAATAAGGCAAATCAGATACGCAGGGACCAAGACAACGTAAAGAATGTTTCAGTTGGTATCTATGATGTTGATTCGGCATTTAAGAACTTTTTAGAGAGTGACGTAAAGCCAACTATTGAAGCTGATGGTAGATTCTATCCAGTACCAGTAATATATGCATCTCCTGAAAAATGGGCAAGTGCACAACGTGATGGTTTTATGAAAGATGAGAATGGGATGTTATTAACACCTGTTATATCATTCAAACGAAATAATCTTTCAATAAACACCGACTTGGCCAAATTAAAGGTAGCACAAAACGAAGATGCTCATCAAATGTTCGAGAGAACGTATAATAAGACCAATAGATATGACCAATTCTCAGTTTTGACTGGACAAACTCCAAAAAAAGAGTATATGTCAGTTGAAAGACCTGATTACGTCAATTTAGAGTATGAGGTAATCGTTTGGTGTGATTATATGGAGCAGGTAAACAAGATTGTAGAACAAATCGTGTTTTTCCAAGGTCGTTCTTTTGGTGATAGGTATAAATTTGTAATTAAAGGTGATTCTTACTCATTTGAAACAATTTCAGAGATGGGTCAAGATAGAATCACTAAAGCAAGTATAAATCTTACGGCAAAAGCGTATATTGTTCCAGAATATGCTGCTATGGTTAATAATACCAAGAGACGAGTGTCAGTTGGTAAAGTATCTTGGGGTGAAAGTCCAAAATTAAATGGAAATGATACCTATCCAACGATAGGTAATGAATAATATTTACATATTTATATAATAGAACATTAATAATACAAGTTATGCAAGAATCAACAATGATTAAATTTACTGACGAAGAGGTAAGTAAGATTCAAGGGTTACAACAAAAGGTAATGACCACTAATACACGAATTGGTGAGATTGAACTACTAATACACGGTTTAGAACGTGAATTCCAAGAACTAAAAAATGAAAAGCAATCCTTAATCGGAGAATATGCTAACATTCAACAAGAAGAAGTGGAATTGTCGGTAGAATTGAAAGAGAAATATGGTGAAGGTACTTACGATATATCTACAAATCAGTTCACACCTACCAAATAAGTAGTCGTTTCCCTATTTTTTGGTGTATTTATTATAAGGAAAACCAAATTTTAGAATTTAGGAGAAAATAATGGCTGAAAGAATAGTAAGTCCTGGTGTATTCACAAGAGAGAAAGACCTTTCATTTTTACCAGTAGGTATTGGTGAGATAGGTGCTGCTCTTATTGGGCAATCAATCAAAGGACCTGCTTTCGTTCCAACGAAAGTAGAATCGTTTAACGAATTCCAACAAAAATTCGGTGGTCTTACTGAAGATTCATATCTTCCGTATACCGCTCAATCTTATTTAGAGGAAGCCGGTGCTGCAACTATCGTAAGAGTATTAGGTAAAGATGGATATACCGCAAAACCAATCGCATTGGTAGTATCATCATCTGAAGGTGAATTTGTAGGTGCTGTATTACATGGTACTACTACATATGGTAATCTTAATGATTTAGATAGTTCTGATGTTGATTCAGTAGCATCTGCATCATCATTCACACTAACTTTAAGTGGTAGTGATTCTGAAGGAACTTCTTCTATTAACGAAGTATCCAATACATCTCTTGACCCATCAGACGCTAATTATCTTACTAAGATATATGGTTACGCTCCTAAGTCATCTAAAAAAGTTTACACTCAATTAAACTTCTCAACTTTCCAAGCTGCATCATTGGCAGCAGACGCTAGTGCTAGTGTATCAGTTGTTAAAGTGGACGTTGACTATACTAACGAATATTCTGAAGCATCTACTCCTTGGATTAAATCACAAAAGGTAGCAGGAACTGCTGTTGACTTGATTAAATTCCATACACTATCTCATGGTAACTCTACTAACTACGAATTCAAAGTAGGTATTAGTAATATCAAACCAGCATCTGAGGTACCAGGTTCTGAATATGGTACATTTAGTGTTGTAGTACGTAGAGTAGATACTGGAAAGATTCCTAATTCAATCTTTGGTCAAGGTGTTCAAGATTCTGATGTTAGACCTAACATCGTTGAAGAATTCCAAGGTGTAAACCTCGACCCTAACTCACCAAACTACATTAAGAGAGTAATTGGTGACAAATACATTACTGTTGATGCAAATGGTAAGTTAACTTCAAATGGTGATTACCCTAACGCATCTGCTCATATTAGAGTATCAGTATCCGATGACGTTGAAAGTGGTGCACTTGATTCAACACTCGTACCATTTGGATTTGGTAAAGTAACGTCACCATTACACAAAACTTACAACCTACCTTCTCCAACCTATAATGTATCTCAGTCTATTTCAGATGAGTACAATAAGAGAGTATTCTTAGGTTATTCATTTGACTTTACATCAACTGACAACTTGAACTTCCTACAACCACTTCCAGCTGACGATACTGAAACAGTAGGTTCTGACTTTGATTTGGCTACTTGTAACTCAAATGGGTCTCTTATTACATTAACATCTGATGTAGATGCTAAGAAATTTATGGTTCCATTCCAAGGTGGTTTTGATGGATATGAACCAAATAGAGTAGTAAACAATGGAAAAGATATTATTGCTGGTAACTCTCAAGGTTTAGATATGTCATCAGCTACCGCTGCTGGTACTGTATCAATGAGAAAAGCTATAAACGCAATCTCCAATCCAGATGAGTTCGATATCAATATGGTAGTACTTCCAGGTGTAATCAATAGACTACACTCTTCAGTAAGTACATTCGCTAAAGATATGTGTGAAGATAGATTGGATTGTTTCTACGTGATGGACGCTGGTGGTTACTCTGACTCTATTGCAACTGTTAAAAATTCATTGACTTCATTCGACTCAAACTATGTGGCAACTTATCACCCATGGGTTAAAATCCTTGATACTGATAAGAATAAGCCAGTATGGGTTCCGCCAAGTGTTGTTCTACCAGGCGTTATCGCTTTCAACGATGCTGTTGCTGCTGAATGGTACGCTCCCGCTGGTTTAAATCGTGGTGGTCTTCCAAATGTAATCGAAGTTAAGACACGTCTTACTCACGATGAGAGAGATTCATTGTACGAAGGTCGTATTAACCCAATCGCTACGTTCCCTGGACAAGGTGCTACGGTATTCGGTCAAAAAACATTACAAGCTAAACCATCAGCATTGGATAGAATCAATGTAAGAAGATTGTTAATCGCAGTTAAGAAATACATCGCATCTTCAACAAGATACTTGGTATTCGAAAACAACACCGCTGCAACAAGAAATAGATTCTTGTCAATCGTAAATCCTTACTTGGAATCAATCCAACAAAGAAATGGTTTATACGCATTTAAAGTGGTGATGGACGATTCCAACAACACTCCAGATGTGATTGATAGAAACATTATGGTAGGGGAAATTTACTTACAACCAACGAAGACTGCTGAATTCATTGTTCTTGACTTCAACAT